TGAAGACAAAACTCTTGATAATGCAACACACAGTGGAAGAACTCTTGTAGTTCCTGCACTTGCAGCAAACAGAACAATTACTTTACCGGCACCAGTTGGCGGAGCACACTTTAAATTTGTTTATGGTGGAGCTGCAGAAGAAGCAGAAAACTTAATTATAATAACTCCGGGAAATACTAATTTCTTTCTTGGTGGTATTGTTCATGCTGATTCAAATGCTGATAACGTATCTGTATATTCAGATGGAAACTCTAACTCTAAATTAACTCTTACAGACTTCGGTGTGTTTGAAATTAATATTTTAGCTAAAGATAGTACTAACTATTATATTTGGGGTTATGCTGAAGGTGCGGATGTACCTGCATTTGCAGATCAATAATAATTAAAACTCTGAGTGGGGGCGTAATGGCCCCTACTCTTTAGTAGGAGGAAAACAAAATGGCGGACGTAGTATTAACGCAAACACTTTTTCAAGGTGATAAAAAATTAATTACTCATTACAATAACGTGTCTGATAGCACAGGCGGAACTACAACTATAGTTGATGTTTCAGGATTAAGTCCTGCACCAAGTAGAGTTACTTTAAACAAAGTTTGGTACAGTGTTTCTATGACGGCAAAAGTAGATTCAATTAGATTAGTTTGGGATGCAACCACTGATGCAACTTTTTTAAATTTAGAAGGTGATGGACACCTAGACTATAGTTCAATAGGTGGTCTTAAAAACAATGAAGCTAGTGGTGTTACAGGAGATGTTAAGTTGGTGTTTCCAGCATGTACTTCTGGTGATTCAGCAACAGTTACTTGCGAGTGGATTAAAACTTATTAATAGGGAGTAGCATATGCCAAACACTACTTCAGGAACAGCAACGTTCGAAAGTAGCTTTTATATAGATGAGATTCTAGAAGAAGCTTACGATCGAATTGGTGTACAAGAGCTTACTAGTTATCAGTTAAAATCTGGAAGACGTTCATTAAATATAATGTTTCAAGAATGGGGCAATAGAGGAATACACTATTGGCAACTGCAAGAAACTAATATTGATCTTGTTGAAGGACAATCTGAGTATCATTTTTTTAGAAGCGCTGCTGATGATACAGCTGACAGTAATAGAGCACAAGCTACAACTAATCAAACACCATCTACTATTTTTGGTATGGATGATGTTCTTGAAGCTACATACAGAACAAATAGGACTCAAACAACACAGAACGATACAGCTATGTCAAAGATAGACAGGTCAACATATTCTGCGTTGTCTGCTAAACTAACAAAAGGTCAACCTAGTCAATATTATGTACAACGTTTTATAGACAGAGTTACCATAAGTATATACCCCACACCGGATTCAACAGCAGCTTCTGCTGATATGAAAATTTATTTTATAAAAAGAATAGAAGACGTAGGTGACTACACTAATGCAGCAGATGTTCCTTATCGATTTGTACCATGTATGGTTTCTGGGCTTGCTTACTATTTATCTCAAAAATTTAAACCAGAGCTAGTTAATATTTTAAAAATGAACTATGAAGACGAATTAAACAGAGCGTTAACTGAAGATGGTTCTTCAACTAGCACTTACTTAACCCCGAAAGCGTATTATCCAAATGTCTAATTATGCATCAGGAAGAAAATCAAAAGCAATATCAGATCGTAGTGGTATGGCTTTTCCGTATACAGAGATGGTTAAAGAGTGGAATGGATCGTTTGTGCACAAATCTGAATTTGAATCAAAGCACCCACAGATAGAACCAAACATTTATAGAGCAGACGCTCAAGGCTTAGTTAATGCAAAACCAGATAGAGTTGAAACAGCTGCACCTAATTTATTAAAAAGTGATTCTTTTAAAACAGGGTCTGCTAGTTCTTCAACAATTACGGTAACAGAGGAAAGCCATGGCAGATCAACAAGTGACACTGTTCGTTTTTACGACGCTCTTAGTTTTGATGGTATTACAGCTACAAACATAAACAGGTCTGCAGGCTACACAATAACTGTGGTAGACACGGATACATACACATTCTCAGTGTCGACAGATACTGCAACAACTGGTAATATAAGAGGAGGAGGGTTTCGCGCTTATGCAGGACCCGTTACAATAACACCATGACCACATATTCAGAGCTAGTAACACAGATAAGAGATTATACAGAAACAGATAGTAATGTTTTAACGACAACTATTATTAATGATTTTATCGAACACGCAGAACTAAAAATATTTAGACAAGTAGATTCCGATGCGTTTAGAAAATATGCTACAGCTTCTTTAACTGCCTCAGACCCCTTTGTTGCAACACCAGGACAAATTCCAACAGATTTTTCATATGTTAGAACGGTTTCCATATTTAGTGCTTCTGGTTCTTTAGGTGGTTTAACTGATAACGAACGTATAATCTTAACTAAAAAAGATCAGGCTTTTATGTCTGAGTATTGGCCTAATAGAAACAGCACAGGTATACCAAAATACTATTCAAATTGGGATCAGGACACATTGTTTGTTGCTCCTACACCAAATGCAGCGTATACTATAGAACTTGCGTATATAGCGCAACCAACAGGACTATCTTCAAGTACAGCAACAACTTGGATTAGTAATAATGCTCCAGATGCTTTATTATATGCCTGCCTTGTAGAAGCGTTTAAGTTTCTAAAGAACCCTGAGATGATGGCCATGTACACGCAATCATATCAAGGAGCAATTCAAGTCTTATCTTCAGAGCAAATGGGTTTCAGAAGAAGAGACGATAATAGAGATGGTACGGTAAGAATACCAATTCCATCAGGAAACCCGTAAGGAGATTTTATGGCTAATGCAATATCAAATGTTTTTAAAGACCAACTTTTAAAAGGTAATCACAATTTTACAACAAGTGGTGATACATACAAAATAGCTTTGTATACATCTTCACGTACTGCTGCAGCAACAGACACTGTTTATGACACAACAAACGAAGCATCGGGAACAGGTTACACAGCCGCGGGAAACACATTATCAAAAAATGGTGTAACTGGGGGATCAAGTGCATCAACAGCTTTTGTAGATTTTGATGACACATCTTGGACTACGGTAACAGTAACAGCACAGTATGCACTAATATATCAATCTTCTGGAGCGGCAGCGACAGCAAGTGCTAGTGCAGTTTGTTGGTTAGATTTCGGGGGTAATTTCTCAACTACAGCGGGCACATTTACAATACAATTTCCAGCAGCAGGAACGAGCACAGCAATTATAAGGTTAAGTTAGAGGTTTGAATGGCATTAGTTCTCAACGATAGAGTCAAAGAAACCACAACGACAACTAGACAGGGTACTATATCTTTAGGTGGTGCTGCAACAGGTTTTGAAACATTTGTAACCGGTGTTGGCGACACAAATACAACTTATTATATTATTGTACACGAGTCAGACGGCACGTGGGAAATAGGTATTGGAACTGTAGCTGACGCGTCTCCCGACACTCTTGCACGAACTACGGTAATCGATACATCAGCAGGTAATACAACTAAAATAGATTTTGCAGCTGGTAATAAAACAGTATTTTGCACATTGCCTGCAAGCAAAGCTGTGTTTGAAGATGCGGATAATGATGTTACTTTACCTGCTAACTTAGATGTTGGTGGTAATCTAACAGTAACAGGTAATGCAGTTATCTCCGGAAACCTTACATTTGGAGATGCAGATACAGACAGTATTAACTTAGCTGCTGAGATTGATTCTAACATAATACCTAATACAGATAATACTTATGATCTAGGTAGCTCGTCAAAAGAATGGAAAGATCTATATATTGATGGTGTTGCTTATTTAGATGCTATCAATTTTAACGGCACAGCTATTAGTGCAACTGCTGCAGAACTTAATATTATGGACGGAGTTACGTCTACTGCTGCAGAATTAAATATTTTAGATGGTGTTACATCAACAGCAGCGGAGCTAAACATATTAGACGGAGTTACGTCTACTGCTGCAGAACTTAACATATTAGATGGTGTAACCGCAACAGCAGCAGAACTTAATTATAGTGATACAGGAGCATCCGTTGGAACAGTGGTCGCAAGTAAAGTTGTAACAGCAGATGCCAATAAAGATGTAGCATCTTTTAGAAATATCACACTAACAGGTGAGCTTGATGCAGGTTCTCTTGACGTAAGTGGTAATGCAGATATTGACGGCACATTAGAGGCTGACGCTATAACAGTTGATGGCACTGCTTTATCTAGTGTGATTGCAGGGACAACAGTTACGCTAGCATCTACAGTAACAGTTACAGACAGCACAGCTAACACAAATTTTCCTGTTGTATTTCACAATGAATCAAATGGTTTATTAGATGACACAGGCGCACTAAGATATAATCCAAGCACAGGAGAATTACTTGTACCTAAATTAACTGTGGCAGGAACAATTACGACTGTGGATACAGTTACAATGCAAGCTGAAAATGCAATAGTATTTGAAGGAGCTACCGCTGACGCACATGAAACTACACTTACAATTGTAGATCCTACTGCTGATAGAACAATTAATCTACCAAACGTTTCAGGTACACTACCTGTATTGGCAGCTGCAAGCACAACTCAAATTACATCTACACCTGAAGAATTAAACATATTAGACGGTGTTACATCAACAGCAGCAGAATTAAACATATTAGATGGCGTTACGTCCACTGCCGCAGAATTAAACATATTAGATGGCGTTACATCAACAGCAGCAGAACTAAATGTACTTGATGGCATTACCGCGGTGGTCGGTGAGCTTAACGCATTAGACCTAGGCAGCACAGCAGTCGGTACTGCCATTGCTTCTAAGGCAGTTGTTTTAGACTCAAACAAAGATTATACAGGTATTAGAAATTTAACTATTACAGGTGAACTAGACGGAGCTACATTAGACATATCTGGAAACGCTGATATAGATGGCACATTAGAGGCAGATGCCATTACTATTGGCGGTACATCAACAGATACACTATATGCATCACCAGGGTTCGCGGTTGCGATGGCAATCGCTCTGTGATATAACGAAATAGGAGAAAAATATGGCACAAGATTTTGAATCAAATGGTAAAAGAATAACAAATTCTGCTACCACTATCTTTACAGCGGACAGCGATGATGCGGTTGTAGGTCTTCGTTTTGCTAATATTCTAACCACAACGGACACACTAGATGTATTTATTACAGATGCTGGTGACAGTAACAATGTTAGATACTTAATTAAAGGTGTTAGTGTTCCAGTTTCTTCATCTCTTGAAGTTATACAAGGAGGTGCAAAAATTGTTATGCAAAGTGGTGATGTATTAAAAGCGCAAAGCGGAACAGCTAACGGTTTTGATTGTTGGGTTAGTAGAGTAGATTCGATTAGTACATAAGGAGTAACTATGGCATACAAAGAAGAAATAGGTGGTCCACTATTTGTTGGAGCAGGTGGAATGGCATCAGAGGTTATACCTGAACACGATGCTACTGTTGATGTTAATCAAGTTGTTGGTAATGCAGTTCTTGCAGGACCTGTTACTTTTAATGCTATTGTAACTATAACAGGAGTGGTGGTAATTTTATAATGGGATTAGAGTTTGACGGCGTTAACGGTATAATTAAAAACACCACGAGTGATGGTGATGTAACTATTAAAGGTAATGATGGTGGTAGTGAAATATCTTTACTAACCTTTGATGTATCTGCTGAAGGTGTGGCAACTTTTAATAGCAAAGTTGGTATAAAAGACAGCGCACCAGACGTACTTTTACATGTTAATCAAGGCGGTGAACCACCAGCAGAAGGAATGTTTATACTTGAAGCGAACTCTGCTAGCCGTCAATTAAGAATACAACCACCAACAGATTCAGATAACGGATTTATAGATTATAAAGGTGGTAATCTTGTGTTTATGGATGATGGTACTGAGGTTTTTCGTTTTCAAGGAACTTCAGAAGTTGTTGTTAACGATGCAAGTAACGACATATACTTC